TTGCTATTCCATTTAATAAAAATACTCCTTGATTTGAACTAGATATACCATCTATTCTAATTGCGTCTATTAAATCATTTTCTGGATCACTATAAGGAGGAGACATTAAATTAGTAAACATTGTTAATTCTAAAGTAAGCTCTGTTCTGTTACTAGTAGTAATAAATACATCTCCTATTTCTGCAGGTTCATTTTCAACATATACTGAATTAGTTATTGTTGATGTTTTAGTAGTACTAAAAAGATTTTTACTATCTGAAACTTTAAAATCAAAAGAATCATTTACTTCACCTTTATATTCTCTAGGTATAGTAGAAGTATCGTCTTCTAAAGGTACTACATATCTTAAATCAAATACGGTTGTTCTACCTCCAATATTTTTCACAGGTAATATACTTAGTTCTATAGGAGCTGTTATTTCTACTCCATTAAAAAATAACTTTCCTGTATTTAAATTATTAGGAAGTATTAATAAATTTTTGTATATATCATTATCTACATCTTCATAATTTTCTATAAAAGGTTCTATTCCTATATTAATAACTCTGTTTCCATCTATATCTAAATCAAAATCTTCAACTGTTGGTGCAGTGTTTTCTCCTGAAGCTACTGCTATAGGACTTATGATTTTATAATTGCATAATATATCAGGATATTTATATTTTAAGTGGTATGCTAAATCTTTTAATTCTCTATTTTCGTTGTTTAATACTGCAACATCATTAGTGTAGTCAATGTAATACATTACTAAATTAAAAAAGTATAGTACTGATAAATCTAATTTACCATATACTTTACTTTTTTCTATTTGTTTATTTATACTTGTTACTAAAATTTGTTTATTGATCATTATAACTTAGATAAGTAGTATTTATTAAATTATTATAGTCTCCACAAGACTTGCATTTTTCAGAGCAATATCTTTTTAAATTATTTATTAAATTTATAGCTTCTTGTACAAAACCATTTGCAGATGCAATTTTTAATCCTTCTAGTGTTGTTTGTGCATTTATTAATGGTAATGATTTTTCTTTCAAGCAATCATCACACTTGTTAATTTTTAATACTTTATTTAAAATACATTCCTCATATCTTAATAAGCTAGGAATTAATTTTGTAGATATTGTATTAGGATCTATAACTTCTATGAAATATAATCCATCAAAGAATGCTAATCCTAAATCAGATGCTAACAGCACTACTGATTCTGTTGTCTGACCACTTACATTGCTCATTAGATCAACTGCTAAACTATAATTTTTGTAAGTATCTTCTGTAAACAAATAAAAAGAATTAACTAAAGAAGCATCATCTATTTCTATTGTTAATTCTGTTTTGTCTAATGATAAACTAAGTGAAGTAATTTCCATTTATATTTTTTAATTAAAAAGGGAGAAAGTAAACTCACTCCCTTTTTGTTAATTTATGTTAATTATGCAGTTGCAAGATCTGCAGGTACTTTAGCTGATCCTAAAGTAGTTCTTAATTGTGCTAGAAAACTATTAACATCTGCATTAGAAGCTAAATCAGTTCTTTCAACTAAAATAGTCATTACCTTTTGTTGCTTCTCAACAGTTGGTGATTGTCTATCTGAAAAATATTTAAGGTGTACAACATTGTACGTCTTATCAGAAGATGCAAAGAAAGGAACTCTACCTCCAAAATCTGCAGGAAAACCTGTTTGACGATAATGTGGATATTTATATCCTTTAGTAAACCATTCTAAGTTAACTGCATACTTACCAGTACCTGTTCCTGGAAACCCATTAGTAATTGTAGCAATAGTTACATTGTTAACATTTTCTGCAATAGGATCTGCTGTTCCATAAATCTTATGGTTTACTTGAAATCTTACAGGAGTTCCTATAATCTTACCTGCTACTGCTTTTTGAAAAATAGAAGTAATAGTTACTTGATATTCTCCAGCATTACTACCATCTTCAGCTGCAACTACTGCAAGCTCATCTCCTCCTCTACGAGATAGATTTAAATTAATACTATTTGCTAATCCATTTGCTACTGTTTCTGCAGTATCAGATGCTCCAGTTTGGTAATAACCTGATACAATTGCAAAATTTTCAGAAGAAAGTGATCCACCAACTTCTAAAATTCTAACTTCTAATATATACGTTGCATTTTCAATAATAGAAGCATCTACATAATTTCCTACACGAACCTGTTTCTCAACTGATTCTTCATACTCTTTTAGAATTACTTTATCAACTTTAGCAGGATCTACTAAATCAGTAAACTGAGTAATCAATTCATCTCCTTCATCTTGGAGTACTCTAAATTTTTGTCCTTCTGCGTCTACTGCAACTGACGTATCAGCTACTTTAACTACAGAATCAGCTACATTTGCATTAGTTAATACAACTAGCTCTTCCACTTGGTTTGGCCCAAATACACTCATCTTTTTTAATTTTTAATTAATATATATTTATTCATTTCTACTATTCATCTGAGTTTTTACTGGTAGTAATTCTGGTCTATAATCTGCCAAGGCTAACTCTACTGCCCTATCTAATATTTCTCTATGCATACTATCATTTAATTTGCAAGAAGTAGAAGAAGATTCTCCATTTATAGATAAACTTTCTCCTGAAAACGCTGTATTAAAATCTCCTAGTATAATAGGACTAGGGTACTTTACATATCTTATATTATATTCTATAATATTAAAAGGATTTATAAGTTCTACAATTATGTAATCTAAACCTTCACTACTATAATCAAGTCTAATTATTTTATCTTTATCTGCTTTCTTAAAGGGATTATTTTTAATTACATTGTACTCATCATAAGTTTCTGGTCTAACAGATACTTTTCTAGTCTGACTTTCTATTTCTTCGTCTGTTAAAGAAATAGAATTACTGCAACTTATTTTACCACTTTCTTGTAATATTAAAAAAACACTTTTAGGTATTTTAAAAAATCTAGATTGATCAGATATAGCATACTGTTTAAAATTATCATTTATTTGAGAACTAAATGTAGAATTGTAACCTTTTATTAACTGAGATAGGTCATTCCTTCGTTTAGAAGAGTTTTCAAACCCATCTTGATACTTATTACCTTTAGGATTAAAATAATTCTTTACAAGCTCTTCCTGTGCCTTTGTTAAATATACTGATTTCTCATATAAATCTATACTAGGTGCAGCATTTGTAGCTATACTATTATATAGTATATCAAATTCATTACTAAATTCTAAATTAGTCATTAATCAGTTTTTACAGTTATAAAGTCTCTTATTTCTTGATTTTTTGGATCTCCTAAAAATCTTACTGCCTTATTAAAACTTGCTACTTCTCCTTTACCTGCTAACTTAATACCATCTTCTGTATATAGCTGCTTACTTTTAGTAATTATAATTCCCTTACTTATACCTTTTCTTACAAGTACTTGTGTTTCAAAAGTTGGATCTTTTAATAAGCTCAAGAATTTTGCAGGGTCTGAATCTACTTTCTTCTCTACTTCTCCTTGAATCCATTCTAACTTAGAATCTGTAGAAATTTGTCTATCTTGTAGTATAGAAATTACTCCTAACAGCATTTCTTTATTATCTTCAATTGCACTATAAGCTTTCCAAGCATCTTTTACAACATCAAGTTTTTTCTTATCTTCTGATTTAACTTCATCTTCTCTAGTAATTGCAAATTGATAAGTTTGCTTTTGGTTTCTACTTTTCCAATCTGGTGCAATATCATTAGAATTTGCTAGTAAAATTTTTAAAGCAATAAAATCAAATGCTTGTGAAGTATCAAAAATATTTTTAGATGATTGTTTAAATAAACTTACATACTGTGTATGCCAAAATTCTGAATATGCAGATAATTCTAATCCTGTTTCTTTTTCTAAAAAAGCTTTTTCTTGAGGAGTAAATAAATTTTTAACTACTCCACTTCTTAAAGCAGGAGCACAAAATCTCTTTACTGAATTTTCTAACATACCACCAGCAATAATGTGATTATCTTCCACATGTGCTGCCATTCCTTTTTTCCTTTTAATAAATTTTACCTCTATTTTTTCGTTAGGTAAAACAAATTCTTCCTTACTCTCCTTTGCCATTATTTACGTTTTAGTTATTTAAAAAAAAAGGAGCGTTTATGGCACACTCCTAAAAGCCTTTCAATATTATGCTGCCATATTAAATTTCAGCGTTGCAGTTCTAGAAGAATCTTTAACCATACTACCAGTCATGCACATTGCAGTCATAGTAGCGGAATCTTCCATGTGTTGCATTTCACCACCTCTACGTCCAGTAAAAGGATTACGAATACCACCTTTATATCCTCGGAGTTCTTCTTCTCCTTTAACTTTAATCTTTTGGATATTAGGTTCATCCATATCTCCGATATAAAGAATATCATAACGATATGATTCAACAACTCCTCCATCTGGATGAAGAACTTTGTTTCTAACTTTATCGTCATACATAGGATCTACCTCTAACATTACGTGAATGTTGTTTGGTGCTTTCCATTCTGTAAATTGGAATCCAGCTGAGAATGCATTACTATGTAACTTAGAACTAGCTTTTTGAATTGCATTTTGATTTGTATTATCAAATCCTACTGCCATCCATCCAGAAGCTTCTGCTGTTACTGCTCTGTGGAATTGAGCTGCTCCTCTTTCACCTGTTCTAAGAACAAACTTACGTTGAGAAAAATCTAGCTTACCTTCAGATAATTCGTGTAACATATCTTCAAGTAGTCTGATAGAAAACTTAACATATCCAGTTGTATTAGATACTTCCATTTGTTCTCTAATTCCAGAACCTGCTTTAATTTCAATATTTGATGGGCCCTTATTAAGGAAACGTCCATTAGTATCTCTGTTTGTTTTACCAAACATTAAAGTTCTAGCTTTAATACGAGACAGTTGACGCTCAAATTGCCAATATACTTCTTGCATCCATGTTACAGACTTGTGTACTTTACCAGTACCATCAGTTGTTTCAATTCCTGCAAAATAAACTGGCTTAGTTTTCATATCAATCATTGCACCAGATGCTTTGTGTTCCATACGTAATGTAGAAACAGAGTTTCTCATTAAGTAAGGAGAAGTAAAGCTAATACCTGCACCTTCAGTAGAAAGTTCATCTTCTACGTAAGCGGATTCAATACTAAATGCATTACCTGGTACAAATTCATCTCCTGGAGCACCAGCAAGACTCTCTTCACCGCCAAATAATTCTGCTTCATATACATAAACACCACCCTCTTCAGAAGGTTCTCCTAATAGTCTATATTGATAATCATCAGGTCTGATACCACCTAGTACATGTACTTTGGTGAAAATCTTTTCTTCAAATACCAATTCTATTACACTTCTCATAGCTCCTACACCTGTATCAGTGTCTTCTACTACTACGCCATCTACTCTAGCTTCTACTAAAGGAATGTTTCTTTCATCACTACCTACTAACTTCCATACAAAATCATCGGATGTTTCCAATACTTTTTCTGGGAATTTAGATAAAGTAGTATCAAGATTCTTCATACCCGCATTTTGAAGTAAAACAGTAGTTAGCTTACTAGCCAACTGTGGTTTAGCTCCAAAAATAGAACCGATATGGTTTTTAAGAGTTAGTCCTGACCAAGACTTTCCCTTTGTCATTACAAATTTTCCAATACTCATAGTTATTATTTATTTTAATTGTTTAATTGTTTAAATATTTAATTCGTCTCCAATACCATTATATGAATTCTTATCATTCAGAAAATCAGGAGAACCTGAGTTTTCAAAATTCTTATTACTTCTTAATGCTTTTTCAAAGTTAGAAGTAACTTTACTTTCAGTTGTATTCATTAATTTAGAAAAATCTGAGAATCCTTTAGTCATCTCATAAAGATAGTAAAGTTTAGTATCAAATTCAATGGGATTTGATCTTCTTTGCTGCATTAGTTTATTTTCAGGAATACCATCTTGGTTTTTACCAACAATTCCTGTCATAGTACTATACATTCTATCTTTAATTTCTTTATTAAGTTTTACACCCTTAATAATTTCATCAGTATTATATACTGAATTTTTTAGATCATTATCAATTTTTTCTTGTGATTTGATTTGATCTTGTCTTTCTGCTTCTCTTGTTTCTTCATGCTTAGCAAAGTTTACCTTTTGAGTTTCCTTTAAACTAGCAAGAGATTCTATAGCATCTTCTAAAACTGAATCGTCTCCTAAATCTACAGATTTATTTAATATTCTAGTTGCTCTCTCTTCAGACATACCTTGAGCCTTATAATCTTCTAAGATAATTTGTTTACTTAGTTCCATATTAGAACTTAGTGACTCTTCATCTACAGAATCTAAAGTATCTACAGTATTCTTGTAATTCTGGTATTCTTGTAATGATACTCCTTTCTCTAGAGCATCAAACCCTTCTTCTCCTAATTTTTCTTTTAGGTAAGATTGGCTCTGTGTACTAATTTCTTTCCTGATAACATTTGTTAAGTCCTCTTCAGACTTAATGTCATCAGTTTCAGAATTAAAAGAAGAAAGTAATCCCTTTTCAGCTAGCATAGTTGCAAAGGAAGTAAAAATCTCGGGAGAGTCACCATCTGAATCGGGATCATCTTCTTCATCATCATCTTTATCTTTCTTGCTAACTACGTTCTCTGGATCATCATCTTCTTCCTCTTGGTCATCTTCTTCAGAGCCTTCAGGTTTTTTATCATCCTCATCAGCTGGATTAGAGGCATCATCCTCTTCTCCGTCTATATCTTTTTTAATATCAAATGGGTTATCTTCTTCTAAATTTAGTTCAATACTATCTTCTTCCCCAAAGATACCCATATCAAATTCGTTCTCTTCACTCATCCCTTTATTTTTTTTGTTAATACAAATATACAACTTTAATGCTGAATATTTAGTTTATAATTAAATTTATTATAAATTCCTTTTTAAAATTCATAGCTATTTCGTAACTTTGTTTTTCTTAGATACAGCTATTTTTTTGTCTTCTCTCTGCATTTTATCATTATGCATTTTCATTTTAGCTTCTAATTCCTTAATATCATTTAATTTTTGATCCCTAACTTTCTCTCTTTCTAAGTTTAATTTATCTTCTGCAATAGGATCATCTATTCCATCTTCATTACCTTCATTACTATTTTGACTAATAAATATTTTAGTTTTATTATCTCTTATATTAGTAATATCTTCTAACTCAACTTTTCTATCTTCTCTATCTTCTTTTCTTTCACTTAATGCAAAGTCTTGTTTTTGCTTTTCTTGAGCTAGTTTATTAGCTTCTTTATTTGAAGCTTCTGCTCTTTCTTGCATTTTGCTTTCTGCTTTTTCTAATTTCTTTCTCATTTCAGAAATACTAGAACTAAAATATATATCAGTAACAGTAGATAAAGATCCTCCATTTTGTAAGAAAGCTTGAGTATGTTGTTTCATAATTTGTTCTAACTCTGTAGCTTTACTAGAATTAGTTAGTACTAAACCATAATCAGCTTCAGAAAGTGAATCATCAGAAAGTTCTAACAACTTAATAGTTTGATCATCTAACATAAACTGAGCTTTCTTCTTATTATCTTTTAAAGCAATTTTAGCTGCTTCTAAAAAAGCTGTTAATACTCTAAGTTTAACATCATCGTGTTTACTAAACCAATACTCAGTAATATGAGAAGATTGGTTAACTGCTCTTTCTACTCCTCCTACTGTTTCTCTATTAGATATTTGACCTTCTCTTTGTCTTGATACACCAGCAATCTCTCCCATTTCCATCTTGATGAATTCTAGAAGGTTCATGTGTTGTTGTATATAGTTACCAGTCTCCATATCAATAGATCTACCTCCTATATTATTCATACCACCTGCAAGCTTACCAGTAGATGCACCTTTGTTACCTTCTTTAAAAGAATCAACTACAGCAATCTTATTAGTTACAGCAAAGTGCATCCATTTCTCCATTTCCCAGTTGTCTGGAATTTTAGATATATCTAATTCAAATATTTTACCATAGTTAGTAGCAATAGCTTTATTTAGTCTATCCCATATAGCATCATACATGTACTGGTAGTTTTTCATCCTATCAACTAGTGATACTGCCCTACCTTGGTTAGTATTATAAATTTCTCCAACTATACCTGGATTACAATAAGAAGGATTACTAACTTTATTATATTGTACTTTTCTAGGTTTCATTTGTATGTAAATATCTCTACCTAATTTAGTACCTTCCCACCATTCATTAATCCAAAGATCTTTTGCTTCTTCTCCTTTAGATTTATTTAGTATATATTCTTCTGATCTGAACTTATATTGTTCATCACCAAATTCATCATAGTATTTTACTTTTTTAACTTTTTTAAGTGACTTCCAATATACTCTTAATATTCTTATATTACCATTTTCATCTGTATAATCAGAACCAAAGTAATGACCATTAAGTTCAGCTATATTAAACATGTCTTCAACTCCATTGCCACCATTATCCATTCCTACATAACCATCTCTTAATAGTACATGATTATTTTCATCATCAGAATAGTTATTAGTAGTACGCTTAGAAGCATATTCCATTATATGATCTATATCGTCAGGCTTTAATTCCTCATAAAAAGTATCTACAATTTTACCAGGACTCCAATGATCTTCTAATATAATTAAATTAGCATCTTCTATTTTATCTGATTTACTACTTCTAACACAGTGTACTTTTAAAGGGTTTAACTTAGTAAGTTCAGGTTCATCAGAAACAATATCTATTTGATATATTTCTTCTGCCATAATCAAAGCATCCTTAAATCCATTATTAAACATTCTTGGAAAGTTCTGTTCCGCAGAATAGTGTTGTAATATTTGAGTAGCTAATCTTTCTCTAATATCCTGATAATCATATTTAAGGAAATCTTCTAACTCCGCATATTTTTCTTCTAATTCTTCTTTAGAGTATTCTTTATCAAAGTACTCTAACATTTTTTCTTTAAGCTGTCCTTTTAAATCTTCTTCTTTTTTACTAATAGCATCATGATTAGTTACCAATACCTTATAATCAAACCTTCTGTTAATTTCTTCTCCTACTAATAAATCTACTTTAGCATTCATTATAGGATGATGTGGAATATTATCAGGAATATAAGAAGCTTCCATACCATGTGGATTAACTGTTGCCTTTAAATCCCTAACATCTACTATACCATTATAAAGATTTAAGTTTATAATCTTATTTCTAAGAGTTTGTCTTACAGATTCATTATGATAAAAAGAAAACTTATCAGCTACATCAACATTTTCTTTCCTCCACTCTTTAGTTTTTTTTCTATAGGATAATCTTTGTAATGGTTGTTTATTATATCTCATGTTAAAAGTTTGATTATTGCAAATATAATATTATTTATAATATTAACAAAATTATTCATTATTTTTATTAATTATCTGAATACCCTTCCATAGCTCTTTTAGTTTCTCTATCTTTTACATTAGTATAGTTTTTACTAAAGAATGGATCTTCGGATAATTGCTTTAATTTCTTATCTTTATTTTCTTTTGCTTGTTGAGTTCTTTTCTTTCTTTCCTCTCTAAGTATCATTAACATACCCATAGATGAGATCCTATCAAAGTTACCATCAGCATTCCATTTAATAGCTTCTTCTATATAACCAAAACTCCTAATCTTGTGCAGATTCCATATATTATCTTCTCCATAAGAATCTGACATCATCCATTCTGCTTGTAAATCTCTACCTAGCTTATTAATAGCTGCACTAGCATGTGTACCTTTAGCTTTGTTACCATACTGTCCAGTAAGTTTTACTAGCTCCATATCTTTTAAAATTTGAGGAGTATCACATAGTAAGTATAAACAATTCCTATTAGAGAAATGAGTAAATAAGCCTTTTAGGTTACTTTCATAGTTTGCTTCAGCATTATAAAAAAGTAATAGCTTTATAGTTATATTGTAAGCTTCTTTTATAAGTTTAGGTCTACCAGTGTATTCTGCAACTATTCTATCTGTCCAAGAGTCCATTATAAATACGGAATACAGGGAATTTCCAGTATCGGAATCTACAGGGTCAATGCCTGCTATATACCTATCTCTAAATACAATACCATTACCATTCTTTTTAGGCATTTCAAATATTTCAACAGCTCCTGTCTTATCATTAGTAGCTAAGTCATATCTTCTTAATGGAGTTATATCAGAATTAATTTTCCATTTAATATTTCCATTTGATTCTGTAATTAAATCCCCTACATAGTGGTTTGACAAGAAGTTTTCTTTGTCTACATATATATCTTCAAAATATGTCTTTAAGTCTGCTACAGGGAATACAGTACCTTCTGTACGCATGATAGCTTCTTGAGGAGTAATAGGTTCTTCAGCTTTCTTCTGTGTAATAGTAGATGAATCAGAAGAACTATATTTAACTTTAAATCTATCTGTACAAATCTCTATTAATGCTTTTATAATATCTGGCTCACCTTGATTTTCATCATAACATCTGTTTCTATTTAGATAAGCACCCCAAAAGAATCCACATTCTACCTGTGGATTAGAGTTCCTATCATATACGTTAGGTACTCCTAATATATTATAAGCATTAGGATTATAAAATAGTTTTTCAGATCCTTCAAATGAAGCACCTTCTACTCCACCTGTATTATGCGTAATAATTCCATTACCTATATAGGTGTTAGTTTTTCCAGCAGTTAAATTATACACAGGTTTTATTCCTATATTTTCAATACTAACAACTCTTTCAAATCTCATACCAGTCAAATGATTTGCATTTTGAGATTCTTTATTTTTATAAATATTAGTAACGTTGTTAAGTCTTGTATATTTTTCTTTAGGAAATAAAAATATATGTTTTTTAAAATTTAACACACTATCTTTATCTTTAATTTCTAATTCATAATGTCCATTTTTACTTTTAGAATTATTTGGATTTGGGTTTTTATAATTTACATTACCATGTATTCCTAATTTTTGAAGAAGAAGTTGCATTTCTAATAAAATATTTGAATACGCACAGCTTAAAGATACTACTCCTTCTTTAGATACATAGCCATCTGCATCAAAAAATCCACCTATAAATTCAGTTATTGTTTTATAGGAATATGAATGAATATTTATAGGTAAAGTTTTTTTATTTTTAGTTTGTCCATAGATACCTATTTTTCTTAATTTCTTACAAATACCTTTTATTCTATTTTCTTCATATGTTTTACCACTTTTAGTTGTATATGTTTTTTCTGTTACAACTTCTTCTAGTAATTGATTATGTAAATAAGAATTTATCTTTCCTTCACAATTTGATAATATAGGAGTTTTGTTAAAACCATATGAGCCATCCCCTACTAACCATCCTATTAACCTAGGCTCCCACATTTCTTTATCTGAAAATATAGGTACTTCATTTACAGTAGCTAATTGTTCACCAATTTTTATTAAACCAGCTTCTTTGAATTCTACTTTTTTTAATGATTTCCTTTTTCTATTCCCATTAATTGAAGGGAGTTCGCTCATCTTCTTTAAAGATTTATGACTCCATAATATAGGATGGTCTAAACTACATTCTATACTTCTTCCAGTATTAGTTGTTATCTTAACACATTCTTTATTAGTAGGTGGCTGCCAATATGTAATAGGCTCTTGTGATATAATATTATCAGATTGATTAAATCCTAGAATTCTATTTGATCTATTTAAATCTTTTATAGAAGTAAGATTACCAAGCCCATCCCATACCATATTATTTTCAGTGAGGCATCCTCCTGCTAACATAAATCCAGATGCAACTCCTCCATCTTCCACAGCTTTTCTATTAACGTTCCAAGCTTTTTCTAAATTAGGGAATAACCCATCTTCCTCATAATGTATAAAAGGCCCTCTAATACCCCTTGCTTTATCAGGATTATCTTTTAATGATATTCCATATATAGAAGATAACAATCCTTTACGAGAGCCATACTCATCTTCGTACCCAAGTTGAATCTCCATAGATCTCTTACCATCTACTAATCTCATTCTAGATAAAGGAGTATGCTCTGCAAGCCAGTCTAATGTATCTAATACTTTACCCCATATACCTTTATCTCCAGATAAATATCCTTTTTCTGAAGCTAAGTGGAAATTAGGATTACCAGATCCAGGATAACAATATAGATTTCTAGGACTCCATGATGCTGCTTTAAAGGAATTGTGCGTAGGTATAAAATCAGTTGTTAAATATAAATTTTCTTTATTATCTACTGTAAAACATACACATTCCTCAATATAGTCTAATTTTTTAATATTAACTATTGGACTATTTTTAAATAATTTTTTATTTTTGACTTTTTCTGACTTCCTAGTTAAATTAAAAAGATTTTGATTTGATCTAATATATAATCTATACTCTTGTTTTATATTACAAATAGACCCGTTTATTTCTTTTTTACTTGGTTTTCTACCTAATCCTTTTGTACAGGCAATTCCTAAACTTCTTAAAACTTCTGCTAAATCATCTATTAATGTTTTATTTGAATTTGAAAATTCTAAATTTCCATTTAAAGATATTGAGCCATCTGTGTCCATTAATCCTTTTACTAAATCTAATCTTTGATTTATTGAAGAATGTTTATATATATCAGGAATAAATTTGCCACTAGTATTTACATTTAATTTTAAATTTATTATTTCATTTTTAATTTTATTGTGTTTGTACTTACTACCTCCTTCCCAAAGATTTTTTTGTGTAAGTAAATAATTTATAGTTGATTTATCTTTAACTAATTTATAAGAATTTCCTATTAATTTTTGGATATTATCTAAAATTTCATTATCTATACTAGCTATTTTAATACTGGAAGTATTTAATGAACCATCACCTAATAAAGCTCCTATTACGTAAGGATCTATTTTAAATTCTTTTTTAGAATATTTAACAGGTTCTAATAAATCTGGTATATAGTATTTATATAATTTGTTTCCTTTTTTATTTTTCCAATATAATCCTTTTTTAATTATCTCTTCTATACTATAAGTATATAGTTTATTTTTATTTTTAGTACCTTTATTTTTATCAAAAACAGACCACAAATGTCCTTCTGCACATCTTACTGTTCTTTTATCATTTAAAGTTAATTCATATATTATTCTATTATCTTGTTTATGAACTTGGGTTACTTTAGTAGGGTTTCCTTTTCTATCTATTAAATTATCATTTACTTTAATATCCCCATAAGTTTTAAAACCATCAGTTGTAAGAATAGGTTCACTAATAGGCCCTGGGAATCCGATTCCTCTGGTTTTTAAGAGTTTACCATGTTTACCTTTTTCTTTGGCTTCACTTACATAATGATAGAATAAGTAATCTCCTAGCCAAGGCTTAGGAAACTTTTTAACTCTATTACCTTTTTTATTACCTTTAGTTTGTTTATCTTTCTCTACTAACCAAATAGGAGAGTAATTCCAATAGAAATATAATTCTCCTGGAATCCACTCACCATCTTCTCTTACTAGTCCATATCTCCACTTGTTTACTTCTTCTCTCCAAAAGTTAGCATAATCAGATTTAGGATTACTATTTGGTATAATATTTGTGTACTTACCAGTCTTTTCAAAAAATAAAGCTTTTTCCCTAAAGAAATCCATGCCTTCAAGAATATGAGGATTAGAAATATCTATTTCTCTTCTACCATCTTCATATTCTACTTGTTCCCCATCATCATTAGTATAAGTCATTATGGGTTTATCTTTAATAAACCCTCTAACCTCTTCAGGCTGAATTAAGTTATCAATAAACTTAACACTGGCAATGAATTCAATAATTTCATCATATACTTCTTTTGGTAAAGTCTTCTCTAACTCTTCAGTAAGAGGAGTTTGATAACTATTCATTTTATAATTCATACGGACTCGTAATTAGTGTTGCTGTTGATAGCAAAGTTTTTGATACAGAAATAGCATTTTTAAATGCAGTCTTAGTAACTTTAGAAGGATCAATAATAATACTTGTATCTAATGTAGATAAGTCTGTACCATTCTCTTCTAATTTTTTAGAAGGTATGAGGAATAAATCAGAGAATAAGCTTTGACTATATTTACTATGTAAAGACTTTAAAAATTCTCCTCCTCCAGGTAAAATACCTTCATTGAGGGCACAGTTTACAGCAAGTACTGCATCCTCTACTCTATCTCTTCTTTCTTTAGCTTCTATATTAGATTCTCCTCCTACTCTTATAGTAACAGTTTTATCTGTTAGCTTTTCTAATCTAGTTTCTAATGTATTCTTACTTACTTCATCGTTTGTTTGTTTTATAGCTTTTTCTAAAAACTTAATCTTGCTTTCAAGTTGAGGATTAGTTTCTGAAAATATAGTAACTTTATTAAAGTCAATCTTTACACTAACTTTATCTCCCCCTACATAAAAATCATCATCCTTATCTAAATTACAATAAGATACTATATCATCAATAAGAAGTCTTTTAAAGTCAGACATTCCAGGAGCTTCTATTAGTATAATTTTTTCTTGGTACTGTTTATTATATAGCCCAACTTTCTCTACAACATGGTTGTTAAAAGAGTGTGCTACAATTAGATTAGCCTTAGTCTTATTAATCTTTTTACTTAAAGTTTTAGAAAAAGAAGTTAACTTATCATTTAATAGTACAATATTTAAATCTTTATAAGTACCATCTTCTACATAAGTATTAATAGACTTATTCTTTCTTTCTATTATATAACCATTTTCCTTTTCTATGTTATCTTTAAGATTAATATCTTCTGTAATCTTAATATGATCTGAGTACTTAAATGCCTCTAATACTAAATCAACAATACTAGAATCTCCATTAGATGCTACATTAGTAATCTTTTTAATATACCCTTTCTTATCTTCTGTAATAAGTACAGAGCTTTTATTTATCTCTTCAGTTATTTCCTTTTCTAAGAAACTTAACTCTTCCCTAATATCTTTATAAGGAGTTCCTTTTTCCAACAACTCAATTCCTTTTAATATAAAAAATTGGGTAAAGAGTATAGATGTAGTTGTACCATCTCCTGCTTCATCTACAGTTTTCTGTGCTACTTCTTTTATAATATCTGTGATTATATTTTTTTGTGGGTCTCTATAACCTATAGATTTTAATACTGATACCCCATCTTTTGTTACATAATATTGACCATTATAGTTTTTAATAATTACAGTCCTGCCATCAGGGCCTAATGTAGAAGTTACAGCATTACCTATTTCTTCTATGGTTTCTTTTAATAAACAGTAATATTCTTTATCTGTTAATATTTCTTTATTATAATCCATCTTCAAACATATTAAAGGATCTAGTTCCTTTTGATTTATTTTCCATTGTTTCTTTTTCTTTAACTACTTGGTTATATGCTTCTTTTAAGTCAGACATAAGCTTTGGTACTTTTTGTATAGCAGTTGTTATTTTAGCAATATCTATAACAGGCTTACCATTTTTATCTCTTTCTTCTAATAGCTCTTTAGTTAAAGCTAAGTAGTTTCCTACATCAGATGCAGCTTGTAAAGAATTTAAATACAGTTGTTCAATTATTGTTGTACTTAAACTAATATATAAGTCAATACTTGCTTGCACATGGCTGTCTATTTTCCAAGAGTCTTTTAGTCCTGCTTCCTTTTTTACTTCTTCTATTCTTTTGTCTTTGTCTAGTATATGTTGGAAATCAGATCTAATATCACAAAAATGAAAAATAAATAACATCTCTTTAGATGCATTTATTTTATCTTTTGTTTTATCTCTGTCTAATAGTTTTCTAAAAGTTTTAAGTCCCCAAACTTCTTCAGGGACTGTTAACTTATAATCTTTAAATTCTACTAACTTCATATTAAAATAATCGTTTTGATGCAGATGCTATAACATAAGCTTCTTCTAAGGTATATGCACCTTTCCTATTTGCAACATCTAATGCAGCTTTAATAGTCTTTAGATCTGCATCCATTTGATTTGCTTTAGCTTCTTGCTCTATCATCCTTTCAGCATGGTTTTCTTTAGCTATATCTCTTTCTTGTGTTAAATCTTCTCCTTCTTGATTTGTATAGTCTTTTTTACCCTCCATAATTATAATTTTTTTTTATTATTAGTCTTCTGTTCTAAAATCAATTGAGTGAATAATGTTATCTGTTACTCTAGCCACTACATAGCCATTAACTTCCATTGGTAATGCATTTAGTGTTGGAATTTTAGTTGTTACATCATTGGGATCTTGTACATACTTTGTCATCTTCTCTGGATCAAGTAATACTTTCATACCAGGTTCAAGATCATGTACTCTATCTCCTACTGCAATAACATATTGTTCTTCTGTAATGTACTCTTCTTCTAGAATAACATCTTCATCATTATCAGATGACTTGTTCATTGTAATGTAAACAAAGCTGTTTCTTGGTTTAATTGGGAACTTAGTAATTAGTTCTCTTACTTCAATCTCGCTTAAATTTTTAATCTTTTCTTCCATAATTGTTATTTAAATATAGTTTTCCTATTCTTTTATAATGGAATATCTTTTGTGTATATTCCTTTTTATTACTCCTTGTTAATCCTTCCTTATTTAATTTTTCTATTTCTTTAGCAGTAAATGCAAAAGGACTACTTACTATCTTTAGAACCTCTTCATCTACTACATTATTATTTAATCCAATACTATGTATAGCCTTCTTTATTTTTTTATCTTTCATCGATTATGTTGAAGTTATAGATTAGCTTAAAATTTTTAGCATCTTGTTCAAGTACTGGAATAAATAGCTTAGATAACTTATCCTCTACTATAATTCCTTTCTTTCTAAACAATGTCATAGCATTTTGCAATGCTGGGTCTTTAATTCCTAACTCCTCTTTTATAACCATTTTAGTAGAGTAGTCAAATAATACTTTGTTTAATATTTTCTCATTTGTAACTTCTTTCTTTAGTTTATAATGTTCATATAAAAACAGTGCAAGAATATCTATTTGTTGGGTAGTTAAGTTATGAAATATCTTAGTCAAAAATAACCAATCTCTAAATAGCTTCTTTACAGTTGTGTTTATATTAGCTACCTTTGTGTTTTTCATTTTTTATTTCTTTATTTTTCATCTTCCAAGAATTGTAATACTTCTGTAATAGCATTGTTTCTATGATTAGCCTTTAATGTACTGTAACCTACTATATTACTATCTTCTAGTTTAATAGTTGAGTAGATACAACTTTTAGATCCAATTGATCTGTCAATCTGTTCTTTAGATCCACAAAAGATAATCTTACTATCTCTACCTAATCTTGATAACATCATTCTAAAGTCTTCATAGTTTAAGTCTTCGTACTCATCTACAATAACTACTGAGTCAGTATATGTAATCCCTTTTGCAAAATCCACTGGAAGTATCTCGATTATCCCATCATCCATCATCCGTTCCGTCTTCTCTACTTCCTGTAGCATATTGAAGTTATGAACAATAGGTGATACATAAGGATCTAACTTCTCTTTAATATCTCCTGGTAAATAACCAATCATATTTTTAGTAATAGGTCTTGCAATTACTATCTTATTATATTCTTTTTTTCTATATGAGGATAAAGCAATTGCACAAGCTACTAAAGTCTTTCCTGATCCAAAGTCTCCATGTATAAAGTTTACATCGTAAGCATAGAATAAGGTTTTAACTTCTTTCTGTTCTTCATTTAGATTTAGTTTTAATTTAGGTTCTCCTTTCAATTTTCTCTTATTTTTGTTGATCATTATTAGTAATTTTCAAGTATTCTTCAATAGTGCTATAATGTTCTATTTCATTGATTGCAGAGCACCTCATACATAGGTCATTTCCATTACCATCTTCTTGAATATTTAAGCTTTTACAATATTTACACGCTACTACTGGAATCTTTTCAAATTCAGATTTATCTTTTTTAGGTTGTTCCATTCTTATTAATTTTAATATTTATATCAATTACTTTATTTTTTTCTACTCTAGTAAATTCAAAAGTTAATTCTTTGTCGTACATCTTGTAAGCTAGTTCATCTATTACTTCTTCAAGGTAATCCATTCCTTCTACAAAATCATCAGTCTCTTTCTTTCTCTTACTATACATACACAACTATATTATTTTCTTTTTTATACTCTGTCCATTCATCTTCAGTCATTAGATCAGGAAATCTTTCTCCATTGTTACATGATTTTTCCACATATACTTTTTTACTAGCTGGGCATCCACAGTATTCACATTCATTATCCTGCATGCATGTGTCTTTACATTTGTCAGTCCTCCAAACCACTTGTTCCTTATAATATAAAGGTAATAGGTTTAAGTTGTCCATGTAGTACTTTGTATTGCCTTCTATAAAGCTTAATACATTAGTTATCGTTATCTCTTTCTTTTTGCTCATCTACTCTTAGGTTTCTTATGTTGTTTATTAATATTATAACTTCTAGACTATCAAGCTTACGGCCAGTTACTTCTTCAGCTTTGTTTGCTATTGCCTTCTTACTATTAATATCTATATCAGGAAATGCTTCATTCATCTGTTCTGCTAATAGCTTTAACTGTCCTATTAGTTTATAGAATCCTTTCTTATGTTTATGTACCTTCTTTGTTACATCTTCTCTTTTACCTTTGTTTGAAAAACTACTCATTGTCTTGTTTTTTTATAAATACATCCTTACCATCTATTTTTACATATCGTCCTATAACAGGTTTACGAATATCTTTAGGACTAATCATTCTACTTCCGTCTTTATAGCTATTTGGCTTAGTCATGTATGTTTATTTAGTTGCGTTAATAACATTTTCAATTTCAAGTTGCTTTAATAGTAATTTTAATTCAGATATGTTTTTAATATGTCCTACAAATAAGTCACATGTTCTTTCACTCTTTGTTAAAACAGATATTTTTAAATCATTAATTTGATTATCAAATGATAAAGATATATTATCTTTATAAAAAATAAAGTTGTTAACTAAAGTGTTTTTTATCATATCTCTTCTAAAACCTAAGCTTTCTATATCTTCTTTGTCTAAGTACTTAACTTTTACTTGTTGATTATTAATATCTTGTTCTATCTGCTTTAAACTATCTGTTGTCTTATAATCCCATACTCTAGGTTTAGACCAGTAACTATTATTTAACCATAGAACAAATTCAAATCCTACGTAAAAGTCTTCTATTCTTGGTGTGTAGTATTCTTTAGTCATGTATCTTGAATTGAATTATTTTCTCATTCTCTTTGTGATCTACTATCTCTATCTGTATAAGTTCTTTAACTTCTATATCCTTTTTTATATCAGGATGTTGTCTAAGAAATACTTCTTTCTTAATCTTTATACCATCTTCAAGAGAAACTCTATCTGTGTGTATTATGTATTCTTTTATTACCATGTCCGTAATTTATTTCTTTATTAATTAATTCTGAGTCCTTAACGATGTACTTACTTAACATCTTAGTGTCTTCATTTCCTACATATAGATTAATTACTATCCTTGTTCCATATGTGTAGTCTGCTCTAAAAGATAGATGAACATCTAATTCTTCAGTTCCTCTAAACTTCCTAGTAAAATGATTACTATTATTTAGAAGGATATCAGAGTTTTTAATTAACTCTTTCTCTATTCTTTCTGTTTCTGTTTGTACTTGTTTTATACTTTCTTTATTCATATCTAAATATATATTAGTATTTCTTTGTTTCTTTCT